GCGCTACGAATGATAGCAGGCAGACTAGAATCACTGGTTCGGCATCGAGATGTCAGGAATACGTATTGGAACTCCTCAAAAGCTGTTAACTCGTCAAAACCTATGTAGTTGTATTCGGCAGTGTCGTGGCTTCGAGCGTCTTCAGCTCGGAGCATATACGAGAATTGTATCCATGCACCACTGGGAAACGTCCATCGGTGTTTGGTGTCATTATACGTTGCTCCAAAGAGCGGATAAATGTCTCGAGAACGAGGAATGAGAGACTCCTCAAGTTCTGGGAATGTTCGTCTGAAGATGATTCCTTTGAAGGATGAGTTTTCATACCAGCCTCGGGCAATAGGTAACATTAAAAGGATTTCGGACTTACCTCCGCCAGCCGCTCCGCCATACATTGCCACGAAGATTTGATCTGGGATACGGATAAAGTCTGTTTGCCTTTTGTTTGGCTCCCAGACTTTACTTCCCTCAATGTTCTGAAAAGGCATTACGTCGGCTTACATGCGACCGTTACTGGTGCTGCCGCGCGCACAAAGCTACCGAGCGCCACCTGTCCAGAAGTATGAGCCGCCCACGCCGTCCCATCGAGTGATACCTCACATGCGCCTGAACTGACGAGGAGACATGCTCGCATCGGCAACGCATAGACAGTATTACTACCCAGAATCAACGTGGGCGGTCCAACTGGAATTGAGTATGTGATGGCCATTACTTGCTCCAGATTTTACGTTTCTTCGGAGGTGTCGCGCGCACGAACTCCTTCGCTACAGCGGAATCGATGTTTTGCGGACCTTTGAGTCCACCGTGCGCGGCTGCTTGCATAAATCTGTACTGCTTTCCAGATACAGCAGGCATATCTTTGCCTTACTTTACCTTAGAGAATTCGTCTGCCACCGAGCAACATGTAAAGAATGAGTACGATAAGAATAAGTGTCAGAGCTCCGCTAGGTCCGTATCCCCAGCTACGTGAGTAGGGATAATACGGAGCGGATACGAGCAACAGAACGATGAGGATAACAAGGATGAGTGTCATCAGAACCTCGTTCCAGCCCACTGTGCAGCCGGATCAAATCCTAAAACGTTCCACGCAAATGTTGGATTCTGTCCGCAGTGATCGACGATTATGTCTACGCCCCACGAACCTGTGTTATCTGACGTGGCTCGATAAGCGATAACGTCTCGTGAAATCTGTCCGTTCGTTGGCTTAACCATGTAACCCCAACGAGGATCAGAAGCCTTGAGCGAATTGAGCACGGTGTCCATGAAAGTCCATGCAACTTCGCCGTAAATCTCTTGACAGGATCGAAGAAGCGCACCTTGAGCCTGTTGCGCGGCCGTCGTTGCAATACTTTGTGAAGAAGTAGGTAGAGGTAGAGGAGTTTCCGTTCCGTTCGGTCCACCTGGGATCGGTGTTGTCGTAGGATTCGACATGGGAGCGAAGTTCACAAGGTCGTGAATGTCGACTATGACTGTGTTGGTATTCGTGTTCGTTACGTTGGTCGACGGCATCGTCAGTTCGATGTCGCACGCGAAGAATGTAAAACCCAAGAGAACGATCAAAAGCTTTTTCATTTGACTTTACCTTGACTTACCTTACTTCGGCTCGTCGAAAGAAAAGGTGCGCCACCGACCAGAGTGGCGCACCTTGACTACTAGGGCACAACAGCCGGTGCACGACCGACAACCCATGTCGTCCCGTCCCAGTAGGCTTCGCTGCCGTCACCGAGAGTGACGTACTGGCCTTCGGTCCACGCAGTCGTGGGGTCAGCCGGAACGCTGCTGAGTGCAGCGAATGAAGGAGGTGCATCGGCTCCTTCAGGAGTGTAAGTTCCTGGACTCCCCGCAGTAACACCTGAAGCATCGATACCAGTCGGAGGAGGTTCGCCGCCGTCTGGCTCGTCGGGCATGTTGACCGGAATCGGCAGCATCGGACCAGGAACGATCGTGCCGTATTCGTCAGGCGCAATCGTTGGCGGGCCTTCAGAGGAATCGACGATCTGAATGCGCTGGTTGATGTCGTTCGGATCGATGTCCTCAATCGCGCGCGCCTTTTCCTCGAGGACCTTGTCAATCTCGGCACGTTTCCCGCCGAGTTCCTCTTCGGTGTATGCAGGAAGGCCGTCGTCCAGACGTTTTGCAACGATGACCTTCAGCATTTCCTTTCGGAGGAGATCGTCGTATTCGTCTTGGCCGATCAGGGCGATGAACATTTCCTTGCTCATCATAACCTGATGTTTGCCCCACTCTCCGACGATGTCTCCCGGACCTGCCTGAACTTCTCCTGTCTTCGTCTTCACGTTGAGAGGAGATCCCAGATTGACCTTCATGTTCAGAAGCGTCTTCTGCTTGTCGAGCTTGACGAGCTTCTTCTGTTTCGGATCGAATGCCCACTGTGCGCGCGTTGAATCTCCGCCGACACGAGGACGATCCGGACCTGGCTTGCTGAGCCACTCGGGCACGTCGTCGCCTGGCAGACTGTTGTCGACCGAGGGGCGCTCATTCACGCCGGGATCATCCGGTCCAGGATGGTCGCCTGGTCGGATGGGTGCTGATTGACCGTACTGTGGGTCAACCGGCTTGGATGGTGTCAGATCGGACATTGGCATCGGTATTCTCCTGTGTTCGGTTGACTAGCACGTTCAGCGCCTTTGGCCCTTGGTCGCCTTCCTCGAAATCAAAGCTGACCTTGTCGCCTTCGCGCATATTCCGGAACGGCACAGAAGCGCGCGAAACTTTCGACCAGTGGAGGAAGTAGTCTCTCTGGTCTGAACCTTCGATAAAAGCATAACCTTTATCTGCGAAGAGTTTACGAACAAAACCTTGCATAAAGAAAAGTCCTCTTAACTAGAACTTGACTGAATTTACTTCGGCTCGTCGTTACGTTACAAACTCCCAGTCTTCTGAGAGTATATCTGTCTGGCTTGCCAGCCAAGGCACCAGATTGTCATCAGCCGTTTTCATGAAGATGTATGGAAGCGTCATCTTGCTGTGCGCGTCTGGACGTTGTAGCTCGAGCCACATATTCTTACCGTTCCATCCAAGGCGCGCAACTTTGTGACCTTTCTTGAGAGCATCAATCGCTGATCCAAAGTCCATAATATCAACCAATCTCTTTTGTTGGATAGAATGATTCTTGTTCTTGCTCGGGAGAAAAAACTATGACTTGAGCGTTAGTTGTCTTGTCTCCGAAATCGGCCGGAGGTTTGGTCGCAGACATGATTGAGCCTAAATTTCTCGCGATGATGCTGAGTTCCTTGGCATCCTTGTTCTCGATCTTGTCTGGAGTGATGCCTGCAATCGTGAATGCTAGAACACCGAGAACTTGCTTTCTGATACCTTGTGTATCGTTCTCTATTGAGTCGAGCAAACTTTGCTTCGGCTCGGCGTTCTGACTTGTGCGCCCGTGCGAGTAATGATGGGCCGCGACAGCTGAGATGCCAAACATCTTCGCTGCTTTCTCAGCAGACGTTAACTGTGCGGTCGCACCGATCAAAGATCGAATCTCAGGTGGTGTGTTCTTTTGACCTGGATAACGTCCACGACCTGTGCCTCCCATAGCTTTCCGTCCAGCAAGAACTGCGGCGCGCACTGGATCTATATTTGGATCGTCGATAACTTCTGGTTCCGGCTCGGGTTCTGGAGGAGTTTGTATGGGACCCGTTTCAGAGTGGCGCACTCCGATTCTGTTCAGAAGATTATCGCTCGACTTAAGACGTTCGAGAGCCTCTTCTTCAGATATGAACATGATAGTCCTGAGTCGGTGTAAAGTTTACGACGGACTTTATAACATCGTCCGTCCCGCATGATTCTACCACAAAACAGGTTTGCCTGTCAAGTGCGCCCGTAAGTGCTTGCAAACAAAGGGGTTATCACTAGCCGTTCATCAAGTGAACGGCAAGAGTGGGAATCGTCGAACGGAAAAAAGGGGTCCCGTATTCAGACTGCCGAATGGGTGTCACTTCTAGGAAAGCGCGTGGATTGGACAGCCTTAAACCCCTGGCCGACATGGGACCCGTTCCGACGGGCATATGCCCCAGTCGGTGACGCTGGCACGATCGGTGCAATAGCTCACAGTCGTAGCACGCTGTATAAAAAATACATATTCATTGTAAAATCTTCCTATTGACAACCATGTGCGCCTATGGTAGACTGTATGTCGTTGGGTAGTTAGTTCGACGGTGTGCGCTCCTTGACAACTGAATACGTAGCAGGTAAGTAAATGTTACCTATTGACAGGGTAGCGCAGGTATGCTAGAATGTATGTATGGTTAAAAGCGGTAACGGGCGCGCGAAAAGAAAAGCAAAATAAACGCTTGACACCGAAACGAAACCATGTTATACTGTTCTAGTAAGTTCGGAAACGGAAACGCGCAAAACGCGCAACAAAGGAAGTGCCAAATGGCAAAGCAGATCAAGGGCGAGGAAGTGGCAAAGGAAGAGGCAACGTTGGTCGGTGGGACGCTGGATCTCGCTACCGAGGTAGCCAAGCAGACCGACGCGGTCAAGGCAGCGATCACTGCCGGTGACGTTGTGGCGCGGATCAACAATGTGAAGCGCAACGTGGAGTCGAAGCCCTACCGCAAGGAATACCTCCAGCTTGTGCCCACGAACTACAAGGGCATGGCCGCGATCGCTGGCGGTGTCGAAACAACGTGGAAGTCCGAAAAGGACAAGGACGGAAACGACATTTCCGACTTCGACGGTCCTTGCGCGGTAAAGGACTTTTTCTACGGAAACGACCTCGGCGCGAAGAGCAAGGAATCTCAGCGTCTAGCGGTTCTGGTCGAGGGACCGGACAAGGCGAAGTTGGCCGCGGCCAAGCAGTTGGCGAAAGCGTTCAATATCAGCGAGGCCGAAGCGCTCAAGAAGATCGAAGCGATGGCCTAGACCGACAGGGGGGATTTTCCCCCCTGTTTTTTACGACACACAAGCGACCGATGGCCTGCACTGGAGACGGTGCGGGCCATTTGTCGGTCTGGGCTGCGGGGCGCTCGAGATGCGGGGTTCAACTGTGGCGCACAATGGCCCTACGGCTGCATTACAGGCCGCAGGAACA